GATGAAGCATTAATTACTGATTATTTTAGAACGGAACAGCCTATACACCCTATTCCCCGAGATGATCATTTTGACTTAGCTGTTAAAATGACACGAAAGTTTTTTAAGCCCTCAAGAATTCTACACCCTGTAGCTTATCCTGACCTTAGATATTACCCTATGACGTTAAACACAAATGTTGAAGCGCCTTGGAACTTACGTGGATGGAATTTCAACCCAAAAGAACGAAACGTTGATTGGGAATCTGAGATACCAAAACTCTATCATTCTGATGAAGAGTTAAAGAAGTGGAATTTACTAATTGAACGATATGAAGAATATCGAAATAAACAATTAATGGATTGGTTAGCCAACCCTGGTGCTTATAAGCCTACTCCTGAAATAGATGTTGATACTTGGTTATCATGGAAACAAGAAATTGGATTAACCACTGATAATGCTCGTAAGAAACACAATCTATATAACGAAATTCTCGAATATAATAGATTCCTAGTACATCAAATAAAAGATGAACTTTGGCCTTTTTGGTCTAATGGAATCCCACAGACTTATTACTGGAATACTGTACATGCGAGAGCACATGTTGTTGGACCCGATGATCCTGATAAGATCAGAGCGGTGTTTGGAGCGACATGGTTACTATTGATGTGTGAACTTATGTTCGCCTGGCCCTTACAATCACATTACCTTAATCATCCTGAAAGTGGAATACTTTTATGGGGAAGAGAGATAATGCGTGGTGGCTGGAAGAAGATAATGATGGAAATGTCAACTTTTGGACAACCAGAAACAGTGTTAGCCGTTGATTGGTCACAATTTGATCGCAGAATGTTACATGAGTTAATTGATTTAACTTTTGAAATCTGGGAATCATATTTTGACTTTTCACAATATGAAGAGACCTCTTTTTATAACGGTGATCGAGCAATTGCTGATCCAGTTAGAATCAAACGATTATTTGATTGGATAAAGAATGCTATTAAGCATACTCCGACCTTACTACCTGACAATAAATTATATGTCTGGACTAGAAATGGATTCGGCTCAGGATATCAATTTACTCAAATGATGGATAGTTTTGTTAATACTATAATGATATTAACTTGCCTTTCAGCATTAGGAATAAAAATTGATATTCGAGAATTCTTTATTCGAGTGCAAGGTGATGATTCACTTGCTACATTCTTTGAACGAATGCAAATATTATACGGAACAAATTTTTTATCAATGTTATCTGATGCTGCATTATACTATTTTAACGCTATACTAAGTGTTAAAAAGAGTAAAATAATGCGCAACTTTGATGGACAAGGAGTACTGGGATATGGATCTATACATGGTCTGCCTTTTCGGACCACTGAAGACCTACTCTCACACTTTCTTTTTCCAGAATCTGAATATGATAATTTTGATCGAAAAATTTCTGTTACTGTTGGACTTGCTTATGCAACCTGCGGTACCAACGAAAGAGTCTATGACTTTTTCAAATACTGTTTCGAAAAGATGTCAGCAAAAGGAGCTTTAGCACACGAAAAATACTTAAAGTGGCTTTATAGAACCGGACTATTCTTTAGTACTAATGGAGTTAACATTCATGAATTTCCAGATAGACTTAAAATGATAGATCAATTGCTACACCCACACAAACGACAAGACTTTGAAAACCAAAGAGTCTGGCCAACGAAGATAGGACCTCGCGGAAGATTTTATTTTCTTGAAGCCTAGGTTTGCAATTTTATATGATTATACTAATCATCCT